ACCGGATGGCCGCGATTTTTTTTAAAGTGGGCCCCTTGATGTGATATGTCATTCAATCAGAACGCTCCCCCAAAGCTTAATTGTTTTGTGGTCCCTTATTTAAACTTGCTCACCAAGTAGTGCACTCCGCACTATGTGGGATCCATTAGTGAACGAGTTTCCCGAAACTGTTCACGGTTTTAGATGTATGTTAGCAGTTAAATATCTGCAGTTAGTAGAGAAGACTTATTCGCCTGACACATTAGGTCACGATTTAATTAGGGATTTAATTTCCGTTATTAGGGCTAGAAATTATGTCGAAGCGACCAGCAGATATAATCATTTCCACGCCCGCTTCGAAGGTACGCCGCCGTCTCAACTTCGACAGCCCATATGTGAGCCGTGCTGCTGCCCCCATTGTCCGCGTCACCAAAGCAAGAGCATGGGCGAACAGGCCCATGAACAGAAAGCCCAGGATGTACAGGATGTACAGAAGTCCAGATGTCCCTAGAGGATGTGAAGGCCCATGTAAGGTCCAGTCTTTTGAGTCTAGACATGATATTCAGCATATAGGTAAAGTCATGTGTGTTAGTGATGTTACGCGTGGAACTGGGCTGACCCACCGAGTGGGTAAAAGGTTTTGTGTGAAATCCGTTTATGTCTTGGGTAAGATCTGGATGGACGAGAATATTAAGACCAAAAATCACACGAATAGTGTGATGTTTTTTTTAGTTAGGGATCGTAGACCTGTGGATAAACCTCAAGATTTTGGGGAGGTTTTTAACATGTTTGATAATGAGCCCAGTACGGCTACTGTGAAGAATGTTCATCGTGATAGGTATCAAGTTCTTCGGAAATGGCATGCAACTGTGACTGGTGGACAATATGCGTCAAAGGAACAAGCTCTCGTGAAGAAATTTGTTAGGGTTAATAATTATGTTGTGTATAACCAGCAAGAAGCTGGCAAGTATGAGAATCATTCTGAGAATGCGTTAATGTTGTATATGGCATGTACTCATGCCTCTAACCCAGTGTATGCTACTTTGAAGATCAGAATCTATTTCTATGATTCTGTAACAAATTAATAAAGATTGAATTTTATTATATGAGAATGTGTTACATATTCTGTGTTTTGCAATACATCCCATAATACATGATTACACGCTCTAATTACATTGTTAATACTAATTACACCCAAATTATCTAAATATTTCATACATTGAACCCTAAATACTCTTAAGAAATGCCAAGTCTGAGGACGTAAACGAGTCCAGATCTGGAAGATTAGAAAACACTGGTGTATTCCCAACGCTTTCCTCAGGTTGTGGTTGAATTGTATTTGGATCGTTATGATGTCGTGGTTGGTGTTGAATGGTCTCTCGTGGTGCTTGGTTATCTTGAAATATAGGGGATTTTTGATCGTCCAGGTATACACGCCACTCTCGCATTGAGTTGCAGTGAGTAATTCCCCTGTGCGAAAATCCATGATTTGCACAATCTATGCCGAAGTAGTACGAACACCCGCACGTTAGATCAACTCTCCGCCTGCGAACTGGCCTCCTCTTGGCTATTCTGTGTTGCACTTTGATTGGTACCTGAGTACAATGGGTTGTTGATGGTGATGAATTCTGCATTCTTTATAGCCCAATCTTTTAATGCTGAATTTTTATCTTCATTCAAGTACTCTTTATATGATGATGTTGGTCCTGGATTGCAAAGGAAGATAGTTGGGATTCCACCTTTAATTTGAATTGGTTTCCCGTACTTTGTGTTGCTTTGCCAGTCCCTTTGGGCCCCCATGAATTCTTTAAAGTGCTTTAGATAGTGGGGATCGACGTCATCAATGACGTTATACCAAGCATCATTACTGTATACTTTTGGGCTTAGATCAAGATGTCCACACAAATAATTGTGAGGTCCCAGTGATCTGGCCCACATTGTTTTACCCGTACGACTATCACCTTCAATTACTATACTTTTGGGTCTCCATGGCCGCGCAGCGGCACTGACGACATTCTCGGCAGCCCATTTCTCAAGTTCTTCTGGAACTTGATCGAAAGAAGAAGATAAAAAAGGACAAACAAAAACCTCTATAGGAGGGGCAAAAATCCTATCTAAATTAGAATTTAAATTATGATATTGTAAAACATAATCCTTAGGGGCTAATTCCTTAAGTACGTTGAGAGCCTCCGATTTACTTCCGCTGTTAAGTGCCTTGGCGTAAGCGTCGTTGGCTGATTGTTGACCCCCTCTTGCCGATCTTCCATCGATCTGAAACTCTCCCCATTCGAGGGTGTCTCCGTCCTTATCCAGATAGGACTTGACGTCGGAGCTGGATTTAGCTCCCTGAATGTTCGGATGGAAATGTGCTGACCTGGTTGGGGATACCAGGTCGAAGAATCTGTTATTCGTGCATCTGTACTTACCTTCGAACTGGATAAGCACGTGGAGATGAGGGCTCCCATCTTCGTGAAGCTCTCTGCAGATTTTAATATATTTTTTATTTGTAGGTGTAACTAGGTTTTGTAATTGGGAAAGTGCTTCCTCTTTAGTAAGAGAACATTGTGGATAAGTAAGGAAATAGTGTTTTGCATTTAATTGGAAACGCTTAGGAGGAGCCATTGACTTGGTCAATTGGTACCAATTGGGGTTCTGGCACTTACTCCCCGTATATGGGTAGCAATATATAGTCTGGTACCAAATGGCATAACTGTAATTCCTAAAGAAATTCAAAATTCAAATCCTAAAAGCGGCCATCCGTATAATATT